AAGCTTTGATGGAAACTTTCTCGGCTGTAAGCGTGCTGCTCCCCACAGCATAGCTGCGAGTGCAAAAACGGCAATAGACTGGGCAAGTGTCCAGCGCCAAGAATAACACTTTATCGGGATAGCGATGGGTCAACCCCGTTACGGGTGCATCCTGTTGCTCGGCCAAACTGTCAAATTTAAGCATAGGGTGATCGGGCAAAAGCTGAGACTTGAGGGGGAGAAACTGCTTTCGGATGGGGCAGTCAGCAGGATTGCTCCAATCCATCAGGGATAGGAGGTAGGGTGAAACGCGAACCGCCATAGGCGCCTGCTGGAAGCCTGCTTCTGCGTCTCGAAGAAAGGCTTCGTCGGCCACATCTGCCACAATTTTAATTAATTTTTTAAAGCTGGTAACGGCGTTCTTTTCCTGCCACTTGTCATCGACAAAGGTTTTATAGTCCACATTGGCCCATGTCGGGATGACACGCCAGAACTCGTCGTCTCTAAATTTTTGCGCTTGAATATCCATAACTCACTTTTTGTTTTTAATACAAAACGATTTGAAAGTTGTAATTAGGTCCAACCAGCTATAATCGGATATTCCGTCCTCTAACATCATCAGATCCATCTCGGATTTATTGAAAAGGTGTTCAAAGTTCTCAATGGTCCAGTTGATTTTGGTTTTAGTTTGCACTGACATGCTAGGCGCGTACAATTGCATAAGACCATAGTTTTCGGCAATTACGTCTTGTTTTTCGCAAATAATCTGATACGCCTTGGCCTTCGACTCTTGGTTTTCGCAGAACTCTAACAGATCAGGCAACGTTACACTCTTCTCGTCTTTAAAGAAGGGGAAGCGTTTTGATACAGTCTTAAGGCCCACGCCACCCACTCCCGCAAGGTTATCAGAGCGGTCCCCGGCGATTGCTCGGGCCAGAGCAAAGTTAGTGGGGTGGATGCCATATTCTTCTAAAATATTATTTTTATTAAGATACTTCTTCTGGATTGGGCGATGAAGAATCGTTTTATCATCCAGCAACTGAAAGAAGTCCTTGTCGCTGGAAACGATAACTTTCTGCCACTCTTTAAAGGCCGTATACTGGCCCACATACGAAATGATATCGTCCGCCTCTACCTCGTCAGCGACCAACTGGATTACAGGGAAGTTATTAAGGTAGTCAAACAAGCGGTGCATTTGCCAGATTTTATTTTCTTTCTCTTCATTTTCCGAAAGAGTATGGACCCCGCGGTTGAGACGGATAGGAGCGCGGCCATCTTTGTAGCCTTTATTCTTGAGCTTACGCTTTTTACTGCCACCTCGACCGTCCCAGCAAACCACCACGGCATTGGGCTTTATATCCCGACACAGCTTTTGGAGGGATTTAAGAAACCCCGCGGTGCCGCCGATAGGGCTCCCATCTTTGGCAATCGTGGGGTTTACAATATACGAACGCAAAAATAAATTTAGCGCATCTATAATCATGACTCTCTGGGACACTTACGCCTCTTCTTCCTCATAAAACTCATTAGCTTCGCCAATGCGTTTGTCGAACTTCATTATAACCTCTTCGTCCATGATTGTCAAGACTCTTTTGCGAAAGTTTTCATTCTCCAACTTTGAAAGCCACTTAGAAGCTTGAAACTTCTCGGTAGTGCCATCTTCATATACTAGCTCAAACCAGGCGCCAGACTGTTTGATCTGGTCCGAAGCTTTGACGGCCTCAAACCAACTTTCTTCGTCCTGGATGCCAATCTCGTCGCCCCATAGAATCTTAAAGTTGCATTGGCGACCTTGGGTGCCAAACCGTGACTTCTCCAGCTTGACCTTCACTTCCGATCCAATGCGAAAACCTTTGTCATCAGTGACAAAAGAAGCCTTCGCCTTTCGACCTGTGAGCCAGACACGCAAAGAATAGGCATAAATCATGGCCTTTCCACCTGGGGTCATATAAGGTGTTGTCAACGCTTCTGATGGGGAACGGGTAATGTTAGTCTTCAACTGGTTAAGTACCAGAAAGGTGGACTGACTATTCGCAATCGGCACTGTGAGCTTAGACATTCCCTTGGCCAAGATTCGCGCCTTCACCGCCATGGAAGACTGAGGGTTGAAGTCCCCCTCGATATCCGAAATAGCCGGTGTAAGGGCGAGCGAGTCCCAGATAAAAAGCATCTGACTGTCATTAGATCCCAGCAGCTCTTCGATTGTTTCCAAAACGAATTCAACAGATGTTGCCTGAACATATAGAATATTGTCAAGGTTACAGCCTGATCGTTCCAAAAACGTAGGATCGATGGCAGACTCCGAATCAAAGTATACCACGTCAATCCCCATCTTCTGGGCATTGGCTGCAACCTGTGCCGCCATGTAGGATTTCCCGGTCGCCTCCAGGCCGGCGATTTCCACTACCTTGCCGACGGGGATTCCTGCAAGCTGACCGCGACAGATGATACTATCCAGCCATCGAGATCCTGTGGGAATCCATTGCTTGACTTCCGTAGGGTTCTCTTTCTTAAGGTTGTGAGCTACATTGAGCCCAGCTTTTTTATTTATAAGCTTGCGCATGTCATCAATAGATAACTGCCCAGCTTTGCCAGCATTTCGTTTACGCATTATAATTTCCTTTTATTTTGATAGTTTGAAGGCATGATAACAGCTTCGGAATCCTTTGCGATCCATCTGAAAACGCACGGTTTCTCCACAATCCATAACAGATACAATGTATCCGGCACTGCGGGTGATCAACTGGGTGATGTCGCTGTTATCAGACCAAAAGGTAACAAAGCCGTCCTTAAGGTCTTGCTTGTTTACATTCACTGCAGTTTCACTTTCTGCGCTCTTTTTAACGCCAGCAAAACGTGCTTTAATTTCATCCAACTTGGACTCAAAATTAGAGTCTCCTCGCTTAACTCGTTCTCGCATGGTTTTCCTTTCTAACAAGTAACATGTCGGTGGACAGGGGTTTCCGAACACTTAGATATCAAGCCGAAAACGTCTGCCATTTCTCTCCAATCATTATACAAGTTATGGGGGCTCGTGTCAACATTAATTATCACTTTTTTATGGGCACTATTATCAGCGGTGTGAAACTTGGCGTATTGTTGACCTCCAGAGGTGCCAACGGTACCGCAGCTACATTCACGATAATCTTCGGGGGCGCGAGAATATACAACGTCCCCGCAAAGGTCGCATTCAATTGCTTTAATTTTCATTATTTAGTCATTTACCTTTCGTTTCCGGTTTGCTATGTTTATCTGCTACCGAGGAGGCAGCAAAAGCATCTGGTTTGATTTTGCATTCAAAGCCGCTGCCGCGGGCATAACCCACAAGCATTTTGGCGAACTTAGAAGTACCCTCATTTAAATCCTCGGGAGAGATATCCAAATGAAGTTCGATGTCTATTGTAGGGCATACTTTTAGCAATCTTAATCCCATATCGACAGATTTCTGGACTTCTTCCGTAATTCTTTGGAATAGTGTCTGGTAAAGACTAGAAGGGGCTGTAGAGCGCGTTACAAAATAAGTATTGCGCGCAAAGTGGGAAGAGCCAATCAGACAAATGGCTGTGCTAAAAACACACTTTTGTTGTTTAAGGTGGGAGTCGGTACCGAGATGAACTGTCCCACCGGCAAAGGAATGTCGGCGGATCCGATCTACAATTTGATCGAATTCTATTGCTGTTCCTGAGCCGGTGAACCAGTTCATATCATTCATACCTACAGTAAATAGGGGTGAAGCATCTGTTAATACAGGTCTTTTTACCAATTTACGCCGGTGGTCGCTGCGCAGCGCCAAAAGCCTTTAACATCGGGAATATATGTCACGTGAAATGGAAGGCTAAACCGACCTACATCGGCCGTATATCCAATCGCAGTGACAAGATGAACGTAATTGTCATCTTGACCCGGGTCAAATGGTGCGACGTTTGCTCCAACGGCAAGTTGGAGTTGTTCGGCAAACTCAAAACCAATCAACAAACTAGCCGAAGGTGCAAAAACACTTTGGTCTAGACCAGACACAGAGAAGTTCTCCACAAACAGGATATCGAGCCATTCCCCCCCTCTTAGGGTTTGCTGTAGTTCGAATCCCAGAATAAACATATGAGGTCGACTCAATTTCTCAGTCTGGTCTCCCTTATGCAGATAAGAGTAGCCGAAGCGAACACCGCTTCGCGTCTTCCAATCGCTTTCATAGGCATATGCCGGGAACGCAAAGCACATGGCCAAAATACACAATAAAATATTTTTTAACATTATTTTTCCTTTTTTGTATAGAAGTTGAGGCACCTGTAAACCCGTGCCTCCCTGCGGTAATAATTTACTTTATCCCAGAAGTTCGCTGAACGCCTTGTCGACGTCGCTTCCTTCCGCGGAAGAAGTAGTGGTGGGACCCTCGGAAGGGCTCTCATCGGAGTTCAAGAAAGCATCCAGGATGCCTTGAACCTCATCGGTGGTCTTTTTAGAAGCCTCGAACAATTTGTCGAAATCCGGCACATTATCCAGCCATTCTCGGGCCTTGTCCGAATCCTTATGAAGTGGCGAGTTCTTGCGTCGCGGGGTAATCTTGGTTTCCGGAAAGGTTGCCCCTGCCGGTTTGCCATAATGGACTACCAAATCAGTACCGTCTTCGGCATCTGTGATATCCCCATACTCCGGATTAAGAACAAGTCCAAGCAAGGTTTCATAAGCTCGCTTGCCGAAGCCCCATACTTTAACACCCTCTTCTTCCTCTCCGCGTACGATCACGGGGGCGAAGAATCGTTGGCGCGCAGAGAGCTTCTTAGCCATACGCTTACTTTCTTCAGTGCCTTCTTTCCATAGCTGTCGGACAAAATTATCCAGGGGGCATTCCTCGCCAAAGTTTTTCTTGGGACTCAGAAAGCCCGGGGTGTCGCCCACATTATAGTGGAACCAGTAATCACGGAAAGGATCGCCATCAGATGGGGGAACAATTCGAAGTGTCTGCTCTCCATCCTTTGGTCGCCAAAACTTATTTGACGTCGAGTTTCCGTTGTTTTTAAGTGAAGTCATGCGCTCGCGCATTTTTTCCATATCAATTGCCATAATCTTCTTTTCTCCTTAAGTTATAGTCATCCTAATAAATCTCTCAGGATGCTGGGTTTTTTTGAATTAATGTGCTGTATCCTTCGCAGTAAACATATGGTTGATCATACTGGGTAGAATAGACTGCATATCCAACCTTCATTCTATCATGCTCAACCGCATCTTTAACCTGTTTTTGAATAATTGCCATCAAATTTTCATCCTCTTCCAGCATTGTCTGAGGCACTGCGTAATAATACCTTTTTTCGCGAGGAAAGTCAAGAGAAAAAAACATTTTTTCTTCATTTTCTTCTCCGCTGGTCCATGGATAATGACCCAAAGTGGTGACGCGTGCCGTGTTTATCTTATTTGAAAAAGTGGTAAATACCGGTCGAGAATGTTCAAATACATTTATCATGTGATAGGTCGACGCAATTAGAGAATTGAGTGAGTCCCAGTATTTTAAAATAGGTACCGGGCCAATAACACTAGAAAGAGTCTCATTGTTCACTAAGATAACCTTTTCGAAGACACCTGAGCGAGCATATTCTTGAAAAACATTAAATAAAAGATTATTGTGAAGACGCTGATGTTCCGATAGGTTGTTTTTATCGGGAGTGACATACATTACCGTAATTTTAGTTTTACGATGAAGTTTTTCTAATATGCGCAGTGAAAGCGCCGAGACATTCCCGCAGCTTGTAATGAAAAGCGTCTCGGGGTGAATGTCCTTGAAAAAAGTCTTGAACCGCAAAGAGCCGGCTTTCTCATAAGCCTCCGGTGTGGAACGTCGCTTGAGGGTGAGGGTGTTTTTATGTTTGCGATCTTTATCCACATCGCCCGCATCGATCTTCAGTACATCATACTGAGGGTAATCGGCAAGCGTATCCGCAATATTACAGCCAGCTTCTCCTAATCCTATAATTGTTTGCATGGTGCTCCTCAGTGAATTAACAGTTGTTTCATTGTACCCCAGCTTTTTCCGCCAGAGCAATTAATTTTAAATTTACCGTAGCGCGTGTTGCTGAAAATCTCTTTCATTTCATGGAGACAGTACTCGTCTTCTTGAGCCAAGTCTATCATAATTGAATCGTGATTGCAAAATTTAATAAATGACTTCTTGTCCCTTAAATATTCCCACACATCATACATCTGCTCAAACAAGAGATCTGCGGCCGTGGACTGAATAATATAGTTCGTGGCGTGAAACTCGTCACAGGGAATGGTGCGGCTAAAATCCGTGGTCACTCGGTCCCCCGTAAAATACTCGTCTTTGATTTTATCCCGATTATATATTGTATCAATTCCCCGGTCAGCGCTGTTGGGGTTGTAAAGCCACGCAAAAATCTTTTTCTTTGCCTCGGCTCGCGTTGTGGATTTAGAAAAAATATTTTTTATATTCCAATCATGAAGATCTTCGTCAGGCTGCGTTTCTCCCAGCAGACCCAGCGCTGTTCTTAGTTCTG